ATATAGTGAGACTGCTTCTGAAATATTCATGCTAGTCAAATCTACATATAAAATATTCATACCACTTTTCCTTTCCAAAAATAGTAAACCCTGTTTTAGTTTCGACGAACGGCCGTCTAGGTTCCGGCCAGTTCGTCGATTCTTTATTTTAACTTATGAAGTAATTATATGCAGCAATAGCATTTTGCTGTCGCGTATAATAGCTCCCAGAACCGCATCTCTCATAGCATTTAGCAAATGCTAGAGCAGCGCTCTTAATGTCGGTTAAATCCAAGAAACTATTGTAATCAAAGTTTCTCTTATAAACATAACCGAATGTATCGAACTCGTACTCAATAGTATCTCGCAGATAGTCGCATTGCTCTTCTAACGAGGCTCCCCATACATTTGAGTAGGCTTTATTCCATTGACATATACCATAATATCCGTTACCAGAAATCGTGGCTTGAATGTCTAATGTGTTACCTCCAGTTTCAGCCATTATATTACCAAGAATGCCAGCGCAAACTTGGTTACTGTAGCCCAGATCTTTGAAGTAGGTCCATATATAAGTAGCTGTTGGGTACTCTTCTTCCTTTTGATGCCAATGTTCCATGAGTTGATCATATATGCTTTGATATTTCATTCTCAAAGCATTTGCATCAGCGTGTTCTTGTTTTGCTAATGCAATGACGTCATGGTCTTCACTATAGCCTAGCTATCTAGCAGCTTCAGCCATTTGATGTGCGGCGTTCATATTCGAGATTTGTTCCGCAATAAGCTCAATCAATGTATCCATATCATCAAGAGTATAACTAACAGTTTCGTTATACGGCACGGAATAGGCTTGAGTAGTGACCACTAGGCCATAGCCACATCCGCATAAAGACAATATAATGATTAAACTTGTGATAACTTTAATAAAACGACTCATTTGATTGTTCCTCCTTTAGTAAGAGGTCGCGCAATCATTAAAAATAATATTCCTGACGATTTATAATCTCATAATTCTAGATAATAAGTTGTGGTGTTACACTATTGAAGTATTTATTTACTTCGGCCTTACCCACAAGATTAATAATCACGCAACCGTTTTCGTTGAACAAACTATCCAGCTCCTCTTCGCTTGATTTAAACTTGATGCAAGTAACTCCGTTGGATAATTGGATCTTCAACGTGGGGTTCCTATCTCTTGCCATGAGTGTAATCATGTCTTTTGTTACTGCAACATTTTCCACCGCGATAAGTGGTTCATCAACATTTTGACCCCAAAGATTTTTCATGTTACCTAGTTCAAGAATTTCTTTAGGATTAAAGTTGTTTACGGAATGAATAAAATCCACTTTATAGCTTGGTGAAAATTCTATATCCTTGAGTGCATTATCGGCATATTCGAGAAAGGCATCAAAATTCTCGTCTAAGATACCGAAACCAAATGCATTAGGATGGCCTTCAGCAAGATAAACTAAACCGCTATCTCGACAAAAGCCTCTGAAATCATTTAGCTTAGATTTCTCATATCCACGTGCCGAACCGCTCCAAGCGATTTTCCCATCTTCTTCTACTTCCACTAACAATGCCACAGGCCGCTGGTATTCTGCCATAAGTTTGTTAGCAATTAAACCAGTGATACCTCTATCAAAAGAAGGATGTTCTAATTTAATTAACAAAATCTTATGGTCGAGGAGTTTATTATCCTCGATAATCGCTTTAACCTGTTCAACTGCGGCATCCTGATTTCTAGTCTGCCGATTCTTGACATTAGTACAAGTCCGCAGACTTTGTTCCAACCTTGTCTCTTGTTGACCAGAGCATCCTCTCTTAGTTGAAGGAACTAAATCAAAAGCTTTCCAGTTAAGCATCGACTCAAATAATAGAGTCTTTTCAGCCATCGTTCCAACTCTTGTAATTGAGTTAATAAGCGGCACAATGTAGAAAGCCACCCCGATAGGAGTAGGGTGATCACCTAACTGATAATGGTTCTTTTCCGCCATACCTTTGATAAATGGATTTTGAATTTGACTTAACCCAGTTTGAACTAGATAGTGTGTTTCAAAATCTCTCAAATCCATCATATCTCCAACTAAGCCAATAGCTACTATATCCAAGAATTGATCCGCTTTCTGTTGATCTGCGGGAAGCAGAGAATCAATAAACTGACATAGCTTATAAACTACACCAACACCGGAAAGCGACTTAGTAGGATAATCACAAAGCTGATTATTTACGACGCAGGCATATTCTGAAATTCTCTCAGCCTAATGGTGATCCAATACAAGAACTTCGATACCTTTATCATGAAGAGCCTTGTGAATATCGTAGTCATTAGAACTTGAATCTGGCGCAATGACCAATGATGTCTCTGGTGGAATCAACTCAGGGTTAATACCATGAATCTTGCCATCGTGGAAACTATATGAAATATGTGATATAGCAGATGGAAATACGGCATGGATATAATTCAATAATAACGCTGCTGAAGTATATCCATCGCAATCGCTATCTACTTGCACATGAATATGAAAACTATCTTTACTAAGTTGATTAAAAATCATCTTAGCTGCACTCTCAATATTTTTGAGTAAAAGTGGTGATAAATTATCTGATTCTGATACATTAAGATAATGGTCAATATCTTCAAATTTAATTCCTCTATTTGTCAACACCTGTTCAATAGCGGAGTAACCGTCATGAATAGGCTTAATCAGCTAATAATCCATGATTTACCTCCTTAACCTTTTGGAATAATTCGTTCGGCTAATAACTTCTCAAAAACTTGCGGCCCTTGATCAATAGGACTAGCTTTATAAGGGGAAATCATAGCTTTATCGAATATAGCTGTTACTCTTATAGAGTTATTATATTTATTATAAAAATGAATAAGTTTAGCTTTTAATCGCTTAAACTCATCATCGCTAATTTCTTGGAACTGTCTATCAAGAGCAATCACAATTTCTCTCGCGCCAACTTGTTTCAACAAATCAACCTGATAGCTCGATAAGCTACTTCCGCAAATAGCGACAGAAATATCATTCTCATGCCCATAGTATGATTGATACATCAAACAAGACTTTTCGCTCTCAAAAATAATCGCTGCGTGGATTTTAGCGATATTATCTTTGCTATTGTTTAAGTTATACAGATTCATACTTAATGGATGATTGTATAATTGCTTACCAATCAATAGAGGTCTATATTTACCATATCTCTCAGCTTCATCTGCCGCTAAAGAGCGACCTCTAATACCAATCAAACGATTATCAATATCAAAATGCGGAATTGTGATTTGCTCGCCGCCTGGATAGTAGCCAATAAGATTCTTTTTACTCACTTCATCACTAATTCCCTCTTGTTCCCACCGAGAGATTCGTGGATAAGCAAAGCGAGTAAGAATAACTGGATCATATTCTTTTAGCTGAACAGTAGGTTTCTTTTCTGGAAGCCGCAGGTTGTGTTTCTTGAATATGTCCCAGTCTTTTAACTCCGATTGTTCCTCTTGTTTTTCGATACCATCAAAACCAAAGTACGATGCTATATAATCCATAGCATCGTACATTTCCCATTTCAGTTGCTTTTGATTTTTCATTACCTTGATACATAGGTCAAAGATATCAAAAGTAGGATCAATACAGCCAGTATAGCATCTAAACAATCGAGTATTAGTGTAATAATAAAGCTTGCGGGAACCCTCGCCAGGTAGATTGTGACAAATGGTCTGGGAGATAAGCCCTCCATCTGTGTACTCAGGCTCGCCTCCCCAAGCTTCTACCAAGTCATAAATCTGCTCTAGTTCTAGTTTCTCCTTTAGCTCGTCTTTATCATAATAACGAGACATTACTCAACAATAACGAGATGAGTTACTGTACCACGCAGACCATAACTCTCATTGATAATCTCCATTACATACTGATAAGGGTTCTTTTTTGCTTCATCGTCCTTACGAGTAGAAAGGATACCATCAAACTGCTTCTTAGTAATCTGATAATCAATAGCCTTAGAGTTCTTCATATTATCTTCTCCTTAATTATTATTATCCCATGCACTGGGTCCATCATCTACAATAACCTTAATATCTTCAATACCAACCATTTCATGATGCCAAGTGGTACAAAACTGAGGATGAATGCGGCAAGTACCTAAATCCGCCGTACACCATAAAAACACGCCCTTATAAGAGCCTCTTCTATTCTTGTAAACAGAGAGCTTAATATTTGGTCTTTGAAGATTGGGGTTTGCTTCAAAAATTGGTTCTAACTTTGCTAAATCTTCTTCTGAAACACCTAGCAAAATCATACCTACGTCAGCTCGGTCGGCAATACTCTTAGCACCACGTAGTAAGTTCTGGTCAGGAGTTTCGCTATCTTTATAATCACCATTCAGCTGAGTTGCTGACATGATAAAAATACCATATTTATTTGCCAAATCTTTCAGTCTTGCGGAAAGCATAAACAAGATATTATCCTCTCTCAAGCGGATACCGCCCGTCTTCTTGGTAATTTCCTCCAAGATTTTCAAAGAGGTCTGAATATAGTCGAACAAGACATACTTAACATCATGTTCTCGAATATTCTTCTTAATCTTATTCTCAACATCTTGCAAAGAGAAATCTGGTAATTCCTCAATCCAGATAGGGCTATCTTTAATAATCTTCGCCGCCTCTACGACTCGCTCGCGTTCTCCCTCAAGATACTGACCGTTAAGAATATGCTCCTCATTTACGCAAGAAAGAAAAGCCAACATCATTGTTTGAACTTCACCTTTATCTTGCTCTGTGGCAATAAAGAGTGTTGGTTGAGACGCGCCATTCTTAATCCAGCCAAACTGTTCATGGTAGATACGATTACACGCAAAATTGCAGGCATCCGCGATCATACTTCTCGTTTTACCGATACCAGTAGCTGCGGACCGCAAGTAATATTTCCGCAATCTTGCTCCTCTTGTTACCGTATTGATAAGCGGTCCATAGAGAGGAATACCGACCTCTGGATGCTTCTCAAGGTCTTCGATTAACTCCATGATACCATCACCCGCTTGATACCCAAGACCTAAATCATCTTCAATGTACTTACTCTTGATTTCATCAATCTTGGTATCAATCGTATTTGCAATATCAATTAGTGAAGTTGTATCTAACCAATCCTCTTGTTGCTGACGCTTCTTAGTATCAAGAAGATTATCTGCGTCATACAATCCACTTACATCCACTCCATAACTATCATAAGCTCTTAACAAAGTGAACTTTTTCAATCTACCATAGTAGTAGTTAAAAGTGTCTTGTCGAGCATTTTGAGAAGCTTCTAACAGATACTCAACACCTTTATTCTTCTTAAAGATTGCATCAAACTTAGGTCTATTGGCTAGATAGTCAATAATAGCGTCGATATTAACCTGACTACCTGTCAGATGAATATTATACATACTACCGAATACAATCTTGTGGAAATCTTCTACGAAATCCTCTTCGTGGATCATATACTTGTCTGTGTCATCGAGAATCGCGGCATTATTGAAGACACAACCGATAATCTGTGTGATAGCAGCAGTATCAACATAACTACTATTCATGTATCTTCCTCTCCTTCGTCTAAGAATGTAAATAATTGCCGCGTATGCTTCATTGGCTCTCTCTTAGGAGGAACAATGTGAATCTCCCGCACAGGCAAATTATACTTCTGAATTTCTACTCCCTTATTGCGCTCTTGAGCTTCCCATAAAGCTCTCCAATAGTCAAATGCTTTATCATATACCCAAGGAATAATACCGATACCACCGTTAGCTTTTTCGATCGGATTACCCTTAACTTCAAAGAAAAATTTTAGCGTTTTTCTCATTCCAGAATAACTATAATTTTTTTCTTTCCTAAAGGTGTCCATCTGTTTCCTAATTTTGATTGGGATAGTGCTAACTCCAAATAATTCCTTGATATATTCTTCTAATTCACGCTTATCTTTTTCTTCTTGAGTTTGATTTTCTTCTTCTGTCCTCGCACAAGCTACATGAGCATATCGTCTTGCGTTTGGTTTTACGAAAGGCTCGGTATTAGCATCAAACATCTGGCCGCAGTACAAACACTTCACCATATGTTTTGCCATAATCATTACGCTCCTTTCTTTACATTTTCTATAACTATTATACCATAATTATGATAAAAAATCAAAAGGAGAGTATTCATACAAGAATACCCTCCTTTAATCTTAGCCCTTAATTAGAAGCTCCAAGTCATGAACAATAAGATCGATTTGTTCAGCTTGCTCAGGAGTACATTCTCCGACTTTCTTTCCCCTACCAAGATACTTATCAACAATAGCGGTAATCTTACCGGCATTGGACTGATTAGCAGACATCAATTCGCCAACCAATTCTTGGAAACGAGCATTTAGTCGGTCAAAATCATAAGTTACATCTTCTGTAACTACCTGAGTAGCTTCATTAGAAATGAACTTACCACCAGTCTCTTCTGCCTGTTTGTCGATAGCTTCCGCAATTGCATTTACTAAGTTATCATAGGTAAACTCAATAGAGTTCGGGATATACTTGAAACGAGAACCAGCTACATAACGAGGAGTGCCTCTCATAAAGAGACGAGTCTGAACGCCCTCGTCAGTATTTACGGAAGTAGAATAACCGATGATGTCGCAAGTTCTCTCGCAAATCAGACGACCTCTCTTATCAAGAGTAGGAACGATTTGGTTATACTCGTTACCCTCTTCATCCTTAAATACCTTATCAGTAGAGTGAGAAATTAGAATCAGACCATAATTCAACTGAAGAATCTTGCGGATCGCCTCGTCAAATTCGGTACCAACCATGGAATAGCCCTTACCATAGGGTAGATCCGCGATGGTATCAACACCTTCACGATTGCAAACATACTTCTCGCAATAGCTGTAAGCAATATCTGCGGTGTCAATAACAATGGTCTGGAACTTTTCCTGTACTTCTGGAGTTTTCAGCTCTGTAAAGAGCTTCTTAAATTCGCCCCAGCTATTGATAGGCTGGGCATATACACCAGGCAACGCGTTATAACCTTTCTCAAAAGCGAGAAGAAGCGCGCCAGGAAATTTACTGGCAATCGTAGTCTTACCAGACTTAGGAGTGCCATAGAATAAAACGGAATATCCTCTTAAATCTCTTGATACTTCATGTGGTTTAAGGTCAAGCAAACTCATAATTATCTTTCTCCTTTAATTATTTTATTTATAATGAGGAAATGAAAGGGTAGATAACTACCCCTATTTAATTAGAAGTTGTAGTCGCCCTTTGCGGGAGCCGCAGTTGCTTTAGAAGCGCCGGCCGCAGCCGCGTTACCACGAGAAGCCTGATACTCGTCCTGACGCTTCTTAATCTCAGCAAGATGAACCTCACGAGCGGTCATCATCTCACCCAGTTCAGAAGCCAACAAAGTATCTTCGCTATCCCACTCATAAGTCTCAGGCTGTGCCCAGTTAATCACAAAGTCACGCTGAGAAGTACGAGTTTCCTTTACAACAGCTTCACCAAATGCGCTCTCTTCCTCGGTCTTGCGTACAATAGTTTTGGATACCTGAATACCCTGAACTCTGGTGAAGACAGGAGAACTAGGGGAAGCGCCGAGATTTTCGAAATAATCGAGAGCTTTTGCGGGAGCGTATGGCTCATAAACGCTAAACTCAACAGGGAGCAGAGCATTGCGGAAGTCAAACACGCAGCCCTTAACAATTACCTTTTCGGGAGTTTCCTTCTCTTCATCTGCCTCAACACGACGGACATTAGTAATCACCATATCAGTGTTGAAAGTTGCACGACTCTTAGGCTCGCACAGTTCCTGTACCTGATGTACGAAACCTCCCTCGTTACGACGGACAGACACCAGATTACCATCCTTATCATACCACTCATTTAGACCAATGGCAGTATCAATACGGACCTTACCTGCGTTCTCTTTGCCGTGTTCCATTACAGAACCAATCTTGCCATCAATGATAGATTGCAGAACATTAAAGGTGTTATTAGGCTTACCCTTAGCGGTCACCGCAGTTACATAAGTGAAATGCACCTGCACAACATTGAGCATCTCGTCATCAGTTGCCACGCTAAGAGTACCACTAATAAACTCAGTACCGGGATTCTTAGAGTTAGGACCGCTCTCCTTCATTTCCAGCTTGTGCTCGTAAACATAACCTTCGACATGAGATTCATTCTTCATTTTTTTACTCATTGTTCAAATTCTCCTTATAAGCGTTAATATCAAAATTTTTGCCCTTTTCCGTCAAGCTATAAATGACAGGATTCTGGCCATATTTATCTACAAACCCATCAGATACGAGTTTACGAATAGCTCCAGATACTTTGCGAGATGAAATAACCATTCCGTCTGCGATATCTTTTGCTTTCAAACTCGTAGCATCACAAGTCTGTAAATATTCAAGGATTGAAAGTCCACTTTCTGTGAACATGGGTTTCTCCATACCTTGCTGAGCAAGGAGGAGATTATAGACATCTTGTACTTCATCGGGAAGTACAACTGGCTCCTTGCAATTCTGCACTAGCCAGTCGAAGTAATCAGTAAATGCTTTGTACTTATTATTCATTTAATCCATTTCCTTACCTTTATACATATATAATAACATAAAATTAAAGAAAAATCAACTGACCCTATCATACCGCCAAAATTGATATTTGATGTCGTTATATGAGGCCATTGGGTCTTCCTCAATAGCATTCCATTCTTTTGATTCATCGAGATTAGGGAAAAAGGTATCAATATTATCATGGCTTGCATAGATTTTTGTTACATAAACTCTATCACAATAGGGGAGAAGAGCATTGTAAATCTGTCCTCCACCAATAACAAAAATATCCATATCACAAGCCTTAATGTAATCAAGAGTTCCCTCTAATGGCATTGCAACAGTTAGATCTCCAAGAATAGAAATCACTCCATTTGAAACCATTGAATTAGAAACAATAATATTGATGCGGTCTGGAAGTCTTGGAAGAGTTTCCTTCTTAGGAAGGCTCTCCCATGTATTACGCCCCATTACTACAACATTATATTGGGTCAGCTCTTTAAAATGTTTTAGATCAGCGGGGATATGCTCTAATAGCTGACCTTGATAACCAATACCCCAATTCTCGTCTACCGCAACAATAGCAGAAATCATATGCCCAACTCCAACTTTAACTGCGGCTTCATGGGAGAGTAATTCTCCATTGTAAAGTCGTCAATAGTCATGTCATAGAAATTGGTTTTCTCAGAATTTAAATGCAATACAGGATTCTTGCAAGCATCATCGCCAAAGAACATACTATTAAAAAATCTTGAAATCATTTCATGTGCAGCATCCATATGACGGTCATAAATCTGTTCATTAGCCACTACATGACTAAATACTCCAGGTTTATAACCAGTATGACGAGCAATCATCATCAAGAGCGCTGCATACTGGATTTCATTGATACCACCGGGACCAGAAGCGGTAAGCATATCGCCGCTACGCTGAACCAACATCATATCAAGATATTCTCCACGAACATTCCAGATGGTTAGAAACGCACAAGGTGCCAATCCCGCGGTTTCACGGAGATCAGCCTCCTGCCATAAAGAAACTACCTTGCGGCGGCCATATGGATCATTTTCAATATCCTTAATCAAATTATTGATTAAATCATATCGACTTACTGTTGCTCCATAACGCTGACCGATCGTACCATCACCAATATCCCAGTCACCCCACCAATTAACACCCATTTCCTCCATCTTAGCGATTTCATTCGTGGGCTTTTGATAGATAGTGAGGATTTCCTTGATACCAGTCTTCCAAGCCATCGGCCGCAGGGTACAAATAGGAAATTCTCCTTTGGATAAATCATAAGTGCGGAAATTATGATTTACAGAGAGAGTATGCGCGGGGGTGCCATCGGCGTAATGTGGTCTTGGGTTAATATCCTTATATCCATTATCAAGAATAAGATTGATTGTTTCAACCATATAATTGTCTGCTTTATTCATTCAGTTATCGTCTCCCACAGTATTTGTGTATCCTACAATGTTGAATTGATCGAGCCAGCCATCTAGTTCATCAATAACAGCAATACATTTCATACCTCTCGCTTTTGTTAGAAAATATCCATAGCTAATAAATCCTAAATTTTGCGGTAGATTATGCTCTTTTGTTAACTCTAAGAACTTTTTAACCATCAGCTGAGGATGTTGAGTAACAAAGAGTACCATCTTATCAGGATACTTATGCGCTAAATCATTTGCGTAGTACATTAAGCTAGTTGTCTTACCTGCACCACGACTTGCAATTACCTTAAACATTATGAACCTCCACGAGTTCCATTCATACCTAGTTCTTTAGTCTTATAGAACTCAATCCAATAAGTCTCTCGTTCATTTAACTAATCTCTAGGCACTTCTTCCAAAATCTCAAATATAAAATTATATTGACCAGATTTTTGCATCGCCTAATATAACTTATTAGTCGCAGGTCCGTATGCTAAAGAGGTTTTAATATGCTGTCTAAAACGCTCTTTAATATCAACAGACTAACCAATATAAGCCTAACCAGTTGTTAGATCGGTAATCTTATAGATACCGCATACTTTACCTTTATTAGTGGCAAATAGATGCGTCATAAGAATATCATACGCAGGACGATAATAGGTCTCCCATATTACTTTATCAATGATTTCCTTTTTCACAAAGTGAATTTGCAAATCACGCAATAGAGTAATATCGTTCAAACTAAATTCATCAATAGCAAGACGATAATAGTCCTAATCTGCGGCAATGGCTTCTTGGCGTTGCTAAGCCTAGATATAAGATAACTATTTAGCTTCCAATTCATGGAGTTTGTCTTGCTGATGAGAGATTTGATTAGTTATCTATTGAAGTTCTGCTAAATGATATTTTTCTTTAGCTTGATATGTTTCATCAAGCTCTTTAGTTTTCTTTTCAAATTGAGCTCTAGCGCTCTCTTCTGCTCGCTATTCAGCGCTTTCCCGCAACTTATTCGCAGTATCATTCAAAGAATTGACAATTTCATTATGTGATACAATATCTTCTTTTACTTTTGCTAATTCTCTCTATTTCAATGCAATATCTTGTTCAATGCGTTTATTCTCTTCTTGTCTCTCTTTATTTATCAATACTACCTAAAGCCGATTATTGCGGAGATATAAAACATATCCTATTAACGCAAGAATAACCAAACCTGATAATATATAATAAATCATAAGTAAAAGAAATCGGTAAGAGGCATAATCCTCTTACCGATCTAATTTATTACTCCTGGGCGTCAGGATCGAAAGCCAAGCCCTTGTCAGTCAAGCGAAGATACTTAACTTTCTGATGGGAGCCATCGGCAAGCTCAACCTCAGCGGGCTCACGCACACCATAGTCCTTGCGCTGCAGAGCAGAGGTAAAAATACCATCAACCTGGCGCTTCTCAAGACCAAGAGCTTCAGCCACATCAGCGGCAGTTAGATCCTTGTCAGTATTGTCCTTTAGATAATCAAAAACCTTACGAGTATTTTCCTTCATAGCCATTGTAATAATCTCCTCTAAAATGTATTATTTAATTCTCGATGCAATTAAAGCATCAATTTCCAGTAAAGCATTTATCCCATCGGGAAGAGCCATAATCTAGTTAGTTAACTGCATAATTCGGTCTTCTGCGTGGGCTTTTTCCTCTTTTGAGGAATTTTCATCTTGGTGAATAAGTTCGCATTTATAGATTTCATCTGCGAACCGCTTCATCTGTTTACGGGTCATACAATCTGTCCTTTTACTATTGCTTTTCTGAATTACATATATATTATATCAGAAAATATTTTTTAAGTCAACAAAAAATTTCTGATATTACGCAATCTTTTGCATCCTTGTCGTCTCTTTTACACTTGAAGACGGGATGCCGTAAAGTATGCTCTTTCTTATCAATTTGCATACAATCAAGAGCTACAACATGACCAAGCCACAAATCGGGATTCTCAGTCATTTCTCTTTTGTTATCATCAGTTAATCCAGAGCTAACTGTACCTAAGTCAACAAGTTCACCCTTATCATTGTATGCACCAATCCTAATCGCGGTTTTCCAGCCAAGAAAATAAGGCTTGGTTATTGGTCTATAAATATGAGGATTATGCAAATAATCTTCATAATATCGGCCTTCGCTTAACAGCCAAGTATATTCACCATCTTGGCTTCGCTCGCCACGCTCTTCCCAGTATTCCCAAGTAGCTAACTCTTTACCGGTATACTCTTTTGTAGCATCGCAAAAGCCTGTGCAAATTAGATCAATAGAATCCATCTGTTTGACTTTGATGGTAGACCATGCAGGTCTTTTTCCGGGAGTATACGGATAGTCTTTCTTCTTTAGAACAGCGCCTTCACCGCCAGATTTCAAGATACGAGAGATTTCAGCTTCCATATCTTCATCGACGCGAGTAGCAAGTCTTAAAAAGCTATACTGCTCAAGATTATGCTTCTTCCAGATAGCGGAAAGAATCTTATAGCGCAAATCCGCAGGCGAGTCAATAAGATTGACTGTATCATATGCAATAATATCATGCACATAATAATGAATTGGTTCTTTCTCTTGTCTCTTGATAGCAAGAGCAGGTAAACACCCCATAATACTTACAGTATCTTTCGATGTACCACCGGGAACATAAATTTCTCCAATGAGAATTGTTCCTGCGGGAAGGCAGTTCAACGCTTCCTTCAAGTGAGGTACATTGTCACTTTTTTCTGTAAGAATGCCAGATAGTTTACTTACTGTGCGACCAAAAAGATAAGAATGGTTTTCAGTTTTTACAAACTGATAAAATGCTCCATCAATCTTCTCTTCAAGGAAATATTCCCCATTAGAGCATACTTCAGAGAGCATGGATTCCTTTCCCGCAGGTAACTTCCAAATGAGCATTGGCTCAATCATTAAGTTTTCTGCTTCAGGATACAACTCATGTATCTTATCTTTATCAAAACTCATTTATTGTTATTCCCTTTCTTTATATAAATATATTATAATAATTAAAAAGAAAAGTCAACTAAGAGAAAGAATGGGTATACCCATTCTTTCTCTTATACTTGCATAATAGAAATTACTTGCTCATTATTCTTCAGCATGATATTGCCCATAGAAATTCTACCAAGAGTGGGAATGTCTTTACCGCTAATAACAATAGAAGACTTGTCACCATTGATAAGGAGATTATCACTTTCTTTGATAATCTCCGCTCCGGCGATTTCTCCCTTATAGCAGAGTAATCCCTTGCCTCCACGATTCTGTAAAGTAAGTTCATCAATCTGCATTTTCTTACCCAAGCCATTCTTGGAAACAATAGCGAGATAATCTGCGGGATCCATGATTGGTAATGCCGCGATTACACTGTCGCCATCATTTAGTTTCATACCCTTGACACCTTGCGCTGTGCGCGAAGAGATAGGCATTTCCGCGGTTCCAAATCGAATAGCCATACCATTCTTTGTTACCAATAACATCTGCTCTTGATTGATAAATGTAACATCTGCAAGTTCATCGCCATCTTTAAAACTAATAGCGATGATACCCTTGCGCTTCATCTTATCATATTCATCAAGAGGAACCTTCTTGATAGTACCATTCTTTGTGGCAAAGAAGATAAACTTCTTGTCAGTATCTCTGGTCATTGTTGTAAATGCCATAGGTTTCTCGCCATTCTCAAACTCAATTAGAGTGGAGATAGGCGTTCCATTAGACGCATTTGTACCTTCTGGAATATTATCCACTAATACACGATACATCTTGCCTTTAGAGGAGAATACCATCAAGGTATCTTGTGTATTAGTTTTTTGCGAGAAGAGAACAATATCACCGGTTTTAACACCAGTAGTATTACGCTTTTGAGCTTTGAAGTTCTTAGCATCAATACGCTTAATAGTATTCTTTTTAGTCACTACAACTACGCAATCTTTCGGCTCAACAACGACTACTTCTTTCTCTTGCTTAGGAATGTCTGTATTAAGCAGCTTAGTTCTACGAGCATCGCCATAAGTGTCTCTTAGCTGAGTAATCTTAGAGATTAAGACTTTATTTCTTACTTCTTTATCAGTTAGGATTTCAATACACTTAGCAATAAACTCTTTCTTTTCTTTTAACTCATTGACTAATTCTTCTTTATCAATACGAGTTAATTTGCCGAGCTTCATATCGAGAATTGCGTTTGCTTGCACTTCATCAACAGAGAGGAAGTCCATTAACTTGATTCTCGCATCAGCCCGTCCCGCAGATTGTTTAATCAATGCAATTACTTCATCAATCTTATCAACAGCGGCAATCAGGCCCTCAAGGATATGCGCTCTTGCTTCGGCTTTCTCTTTATCAAAAGTTGTAGCATTGACAAGAACATCTTCTTGATGGTTGACATAAGCATGGAGTAAGTCAACCATAGAGCATAGCTTAGGAGTACCATTAACGATGTAATTCATATTATAGGATAAAGTGGACTGTAAATCTGTCAGTAAGAATAATTTATTCAATGCTTTAGATACAGATACTCCATCCTTTACATGGAATACCAGCTTGTTCTGGCCGATATTAGATTCATCGTCGAAGTCATCAATCAACTCACTCAAAACATCAATATTCTTCTCAATCTGTTCCTTAATCTTATTGCGGTAGGTGCGATAAGGGATACTGGTAAAAATAATGTCTTGTCCATTAATCTCATAATCACCCTGGATTTTTAGAGAGACGTTAGACTTACCGGACGCAAAAGCTGCCCGCACATCTTTAATGTTAAGAACTGTACCGCCAAGAGGAAAGTCTGGACCAGGGATGTAAGATAGCACTTCATCAATAGTTAGGTCACCCTTCTCAATCAAAGCAATAGCAGCATTACATACCTCTGTCAGATTATGCGGAGCAGAGTTATGCGCCATAGAAATGCCGATTGCCTGACGACCGTTACAGATTGCGTTAGGGAATAGTGAGGGAAGAATGATAGGCTCTTGGAACTCACCATTATAAGTCTCTTTAGTAGGAACAACATTCTTACTAAAGTCATTCATCATCAGGTCGGTAAAATTAGAAGGCTTAGCCTCAGTATAACGAGAAGATGAGAACATATCGTTATTTTCCTGGGTGCCTAGCTGTCCTTGTCCAGTTACAAGAGGATAGCGCATGAGGAACTCCTGCGCCATCTTCCGCAGAACACCATAGCAGGCAATATCACCATGGAAGTAGGAGGTTGCCAAAGTAGAACCAATGATAGCATTACACTTCTTAGTCTTACTCTTGTTATCCATCTTTAGATAATCTTCCATTGTCCAAAGAATCTTTCGCTGAGCACTAAGGAGACCATCTTCCGCGGCAGGAATCGCACGATCGGTTAGAACTTCTTCTGCATAAGTTAGAAAGTTATCTTTAGCTTCATCAAGAATATCAACTTCTGTAATCAAACTCATAAAATCACTCCTTATTACTCAAAATTGAAACCGAGTTCGTTAGCATTATCGTAGATATACTGCTTGCGCGGTTCAACTGCGCTGCCCATCAGAATATTGAGTAATTCTGTGGTTTTCTCTGCGTCAGAGATAGAAATACGCTTATATCTCTCATTCATAAAGCAGACCTTCTGCAAATCTTCAGGATTCAACTCGCCAAGGCCCTTAGCACGCAGTAAATCATACGAGCCGTTATGACTATTCTTCCACTCTGTTAATTCATCTTCGGAGTAACAGTAATACTCTTTTCCCTTTTGACGAATAATATACAATGGAGTTACAGCCCTGTATAGCTTACCCTCTTCCACGAGAGGCCGCATATAAGTATAGAAGAAAGTGATAAGCAGAAGCTCAATATCTGCGCCATCACTATCTGCATCGGAAGTAATGACAATCTTGTCAAAATTCATCTTGTTGACATCAAAAGAAGAATCAAATCCCGCACCAATTACACGCACAATATCTGACATCTCTTGATTTGCGAGAATCTTGTCTACAGCAGTTTTCAGCGGAGAGACAATTTTTCCTCGCAACATATAAATGCAGTCAGTCTTAGGATTGCGGGCCTCCACCGCAGACGCACCTGCTGATAAGCCCTCTACGAGAAGAAGATTACGGTTTTTAGGATTCTTATTCGTGCAATCAATAAACTTGTTACTGATTTGCATTTTTGCCTTAAGACCGGTTTCCTTTTTCGCTTTTACTCCACGAGCCGCGTCTCTTGCCTTACGAGCAGCTTCTCTCGCTTTACGGGCATTAAGCGCCTTATCTGCGATTCCCTTAATATCTTTCTCATTCGCGGCGAACCAGTATTGAAGTTCCTCTGCAATTGCCGCGGTGAAGGGCTTCATATCGAGTTTAACTACTCTGCTTTTAGTCTGAGCGTCATATGCAACACCAGGAGCGGTCACATTAAAGGCAATATACATACCTTCCTGACAATCTTCACCAGTGAGATTTTCGTCCTTATCTTTTAGCCACCCTTTTTCACGGAAGAATTTATTCATCTCTCTCGTGAGGATGGTTTTAATTTGCGTAATATGCGGACCTGAATCTGTAAGGCCAGTATTTACATAAGGGACAATGGTTGCAGAATAAGCATTTGTATAAGTCAGAACTAAATCCAACTTGTTCTTGCCATCAGAAAAATTGAAGTTTAAGCGGTTCTTCAAGATTTCCTTACCTTTAACTGCTTCATCTACTAAGTCCATAAGACCATTCTTAGAAGCGAAGATAACCTGCGGTTGTCCTTCTCTATTCAACTCGATAGTCAGGCCTGGGCACAAACACGCAATTACCTTAAAAAGATTGGTAATGACAGACATATCTACCTCTGGATGTGTGAAGAATTCTTCATTAGGCTGCCACTGAACCAAAGTACCAGAGGGACTATTCTTGTTATCCCATGCGCCAGTATCTCGTTTATCAAAGACGCCTTCCTTGAACCAGATATGCTCGTACTTACCATCTCGATGAGTAATTACCTCAAGCCAATGAGATAGATAAGTGGTTAACTTACTACCAATACCATTCAAACCAAGAGCAGTACCCTCATAAACGCCATCGTCAGAATACTTACCAGAAGTATTCAGCACACTAAAGGATGCTTCAAGTACAGTCTTACCATCGTCGCGCTTAGCATTAGGGATAAATCCCTGACCGTTATCTTCTACGATAATCGTATTATCATTCTTAATGGTAACAATAATCTTATTACCATGACCTGCTTTAAATTCATCGACTGCGTTAGATACAATCTCAATCAATAGCTGAGTAGAATACTCAGTGCTACCGACATAAACGCCCGGCCGCAGTCTTGTAAACTCTAATGGAGAAAGTGACTCGATTGATTTCTCGTCATATAGTTTTCCCATATTTAACCTCCATACATATCTAATACTTGCTGTTCTGTAATCTTGCCTGTTGCTAACTGGTCAGCAAGTTCATTAAACAGCGTTCCATTATGTCCTTTTACATATCTTAAATCAACCCGTAATCCTTCTTTAGTTGTTAATCTATCGTATTCGAGAATTAAGTCCTTATTCTCTAAAGGTTTATTGCCGGCACGGACCCAGCCATTCGCCTTCCAATTCTTAATCCAATTAGTGAAACTGTTGACACAATACATAGAATCACTATAAACAATAGGAGTAAAGAAATCGCCGTCTTTCGCACCATAATGAGTTAATGCCCACAAAATTGCAGACATTTCCATTCTATTGTTTGTTGTCCCATCTGCGCGTTCAGAATATGCAGCGATAACTTTATAGGTTGACGGATCTTGATGCGGTTCCGCTTCGCAAACTACAACTCCAAAACCACCCTTTGCGTCTTTCGCGCCATTCTTTAAGGTTGAGCCGTCTGTATATATCACTATCATTCGCTATACCTCAAATACTTCATTTATTTTTAAGTTCTCCTTTTTTATTTCTGAATATATAATACCATATATTTTATAAAAAATCAAGCTTAAAATAAGAAAAGGCTTAGTAGATTATTAAATCTACTAAGCCTTCAATATTAGATGGTTGCCTCATCCTAGATTATTTGCTGCTATTGTTGCTCACACATAGCTAAATCATAGGTAATTCCGCCCTTGCGATGATCAGATTTACTCATATTTAAGTAAAAAGAACAAACAATACCATGCGCAGACCAGGGCAATCCTACTAATGCACTAATCCATGGAAGAGTGCCTAAATAACCAAGATGCACGCAATAGAAAGCAAGAGCAATACCAGAGATAGTTACAATCCACAATAAAGAGCGAATATCGCAAATAAGTTGTTTAGAAAATTCTCTCTTCTAGTTGTGTCTTCTTTTTCCTCTTGTTTGACGAGTCATTATTGACCACTCTTTTCAGCATAACGTTTTAGAACGGCTGCAAATTCGCCACGAGTCATAAAACGCTTTGGCATTAATTGGCCCTTTTCATTGCCATTGATTAAGCCATTAGCTTGTGCCCAAGTCATCGCATCTTGTTCCCAAGTAACTGGTTGAGCAGCAAGCTGGCTTAAATATACATTCATCATTTCGTTGAATTTCTCTTGAGTCATGTCTTCATCATCCTCCTCGATAACTTTAGACTGCATTAAAGCAGCAACATCTTTGCGAACAGTTGTCATATCTTTGCCATATTTCTTGAACCAGTGGTATACATCGGCATGATTACTGCCGAGACCCAACTGATAACTATCTTGATGGCAGAGAATAGTTGGGACTGTTACACCATTTACATTTACAAAACCATTTGGATTGATATTATATGTTTTACATAAATAAGCTGTCAATTCGCAAGCTTCTTTGTAAACTTTAGCGAAGTAGTTGGGATCACTTAGATTGTCTTCGCAAATTTCAAATTGAATCCATCCGGTATTACAACTACCTTTAGGACCTGAGCCGCAGCCCCAAGGTCTATAATTCCAAGGCAACGTTTGTACCGCGGCTACGCTTCCATCAGCAAGAGCACCAATCCAAGCGTTTACGCCCGCTTGCTATGAGCTATGATTCCAATCGGTTCTACTGGTATTTTTACCAATTTTAGCAATCAGCGATTGATAATTTTTATCATTCTCAGATGGTTGGACATAACGTTTAATAGTTTTATTATTGGCGCCTGTACTATGCCAGAGCACACCTTTAATATCCATTTTACGGGTTTGCTTATAGCAGGTACTATTAGTCATCATGCAAACCAATGGTTGATTGGCATTTGAATATTTCATCTTAGCCATTTCCTCCTTTTGCGTTGAATAAGTATTGAAGTAACGTTGACTATACAAAGCACGTTGTTTTAGTGTATCAAAGCTTTGATCTGCCGGTCTTTCAAATTGAGTGACCACTAAATTAGATGCTTCTTCAACAGATGAGGTAGTCTTCAAGATTTTTAATAGCTAGGAATAACTTGTAGTTAGTTCCTGATATAAAAAATCTAGTTGAGTGTTCAAGTCACCAATAGACTTTCCTCGACTTTTGCACAGCTAAAACAGACCTTGCTTGCGGCTCCAATATGTCCATTGAGCTAAACCATATCCCGCAGAATCATGCGTGAAATTGGTATAGGAGCCATTATCAACAGCCGCAGTATACGAGGCATCGTTCATTCCTAACTTGCTCTCATATGAGTTCTATAAGTTAGTTGGAATAAGTCCACTTTCCGCGAATAGATTCCCCATTAGACCCGCGGTGCCGCAGTTACTTAATCCTTTTGATTTGAGATAATCCCAAATAACTTGAGCATTATCTGCCAATGACCTCACCTCCAATTAGGGTATAAAAATAGATCGAGGGAAAAATCCCTCGATCTTGTTATTAAATTTTATCAGCGATAGACGCAATCTCACTACGATAGATATTCTTAAGAGTTACCTCTCCATAAATATTCTTACCTCTGAATACTTTTGATACCCTCCGCATACCATTATTTGCACCAGAGAAGTGAATATCATCAACCTGAGTTTTTTCATCACCATCAATAATGCAAATACAATCTTCACCAACGCGCTGTAAAGCGAGTTTCATTAGTGTGCGGTCAAGATTCTGAGCTTCAGAAATATAGATACCTGCGTTCATACCAGAAGTATCATAACCACGAATATCAGAGAATGGTAGTAAAACTAATTTACCTTCTGCGATTAGTCTCTCAACTTCTTCTCGACCGCCAAACTTACTACTTAGCAAGTTACCAATTTGAGAGTCAAGTAGCTTTTCGTCTTTTGTTCCCGGATAATATCCGAGACGAGCAGAATTAGCAGTAGCAACAGTATTGCAGAAGATAATAATTTTAT